GATGGAGAAGCCAGTGCTGAGGTTTATGGGGCAGCCTGTGATCGAAATCAAGCCTCCATTGTATTTGATGTGGCCAAACAAATGGTTCTGATGAGCAGAGCTTTAGAAAAACGCTCCAAAGTCATGGGGGCGACTAAACGCATCATTAATTATTCCAATGCTGGCTTCTATCAGGTACTGTCGGCAGAAACTGGGACCAAACATGGACTTAATGTATCAGGTTTGGTTTTTGATGAAATTCATGCCCAGCCCAATCGTCACTTGTATGATGTCTTAACCAAAGGGAGTGGTGATGCCAGGGAGCAGCCGCTCTTTTTTATTATCACAACAGCAGGAAATGATAAGAACTCTATTTGTTATGAACTGCATACCAAGGCTTTAGATATTCTAAAAGGACGAAAAAAAGACAGTAGCTTTTACCCTGTTGTCTATGGTCTTTCAGAAGAAGAGGATTGGAACGATGAAGAGAACTGGCTAAAGGCTAATCCTTCACTAGGTCATACCATTGGAATTGACCGGGTTCGGGAAGCTTATCTGAATGCCTTAGATAACCCAGCAGAAGAGAATGTATTTAAGCAACTGCGACTCAATATCTGGACCAATTCAGCGGTGACTTGGATTCCGGAACATGTCTATGATAAAGGGAGTCAGCCCATTGATGTGGAAAGTCTAAAAGGCCGAGATTGTTATGCTGGTCTGGATTTATCTTCTACATCGGATATTACGGCTTTCGTACTAATTTTCCCGCCTCGATACGAAACAGAGAACTATCAGGTTCTACCTTTCTTTTGGTTGCCTGAGGATACACTAGCTCTCAGGTCCAGAAGAGATCATGTGTTGTATGATGTCTGGGAAAAGCAAGGCTTTCTTCTTACCACAGAAGGGAATGTCGTTCATTACGGTTTTATTGAACGGTTCATTGACGAACTCTCCACTATCTACCACATCAGAGAAATTGCTTATGACCGCTGGAATGCGACACAGACGGTTCAGAACCTGGAGGGCATGGGCTTAATAATGGTTCCATTTGGTCAGGGCTATAAGGACATGAGTCCACCTTCCAAAGAGTACTATAAACTCATGATGGAAGGTAAAATCCAGCATGGAGGTCATCCGGTTCTAAAATGGATGGCCCAAAACGTAGTCATGAGACAGGACCCAGCCGGAAATATTAAGCCTGATAAAGAAAAATCTGTCGAAAAGATTGATGGGATTGTCGCAACCATTATGGCTTTAGACAGGTGCATTCGACATCAAAAGAATGACGGTAGTATTTATGATGAGCGAGGAATCTTATCCTTTTAAATTTATTAGATTTTCCACAATTGAAAGAGTGATTGTAAAGCATCTCAAGCGAGGTGCTTTTTTTCATACCTAGAAAAGGAGATGACTATGGGAATATTGGAACGATTAGGACTAAAACGACAGAGGGGAGAGCCCAAAAATAAGTATGAAGGGAATGACTTTTCGCTACTCTTTGGTCGATCCACGAGTGGGAAAACGGTCAATGAACGGACGGCATTACAAACGACAGCGGTCTATGCCTGTGTAAGGATTCTGTCAGAAACCATTGCATCTTTACCTCTTCATGTTTATCGATACACCGAAGGAGGAAAAGCAAAGGATACGGAACATGTCCTTTATACGCTTTTGCATGATGAGCCGAATCCTGACATGACATCTTTTGTCTTTCGGGAAACCTTGATGAGTCATCTCTTGATCTGGGGAAATGCCTATTCTCAGATTCTTCGTGACCGTTCAGGTCAGGTGATTGGGCTTTATCCTTTGCTGCCGGATCAGATGAGCGTTCACCGCAGTGAAAAGGGAAAGCTCTACTATGTTTACAATCGCTATGAGGAAGACAACCCTAATTTTCAGGAAAAGGGAAGTATTGTTTTATCACAAGAAGAAGTGCTTCATATTCCGGGATTAGGCTTTGACGGTCTGATTGGCTATTCTCCGATTGCTCTGGCAAAGAATGCAGTCGGGATGACACTTGCTTGTGAAGAGTATGGTGCCAGTTTCTTTGGCAATGGTGCTAACCCTGGGGGAGTTCTCGAACACCCTGGTATCTTAAAAGACCCAGGAAAGGTCCGAGATTCCTGGAATGCAGTCTATCAGGGAACACGAAATGCTCATAAGGTCGCTGTCCTGGAAGAAGGGATGAGCTATAAGCAAATTGGCATTCCGCCTGAAGAAGCGCAGTTCTTGGAAACCCGTAAATTTCAAATCAATGAGATTGCGCGTCTCTTTCGGATTCCACCGCACATGGTAGGAGATTTAGAGAAGTCCAGTTTTTCGAATATTGAGCAACAATCCCTTGAGTTTGTTAAGTATACCTTGGACCCCTGGGTGGTTCGGTTTGAACAGGCTCTTAAGAAAAGTTTGCTGCTGCCGGAAGAAAAGAAGACCCATTTCATTAAATTCAATGTGGATGGCTTGCTTCGTGGGGATTACCAAAGTCGAATGAACGGCTATGCGATTGGCCGACAAAACGGCTGGCTATCGACCAACGACATCCGAGAACTAGAAGAACTTAACCCTATCCCGCCAGAAGAAGGCGGTGACCTTTACCTCATTAATGGCAATATGACCAAGTTAAAAGATGCAGGAGGATTTATGAAAACAAATCAAAAAGGAGAGAGCCATGAATAAATTTTGGAATTTCAGCGAGAATGAAATGGGGCGAGTGCTGTATCTAAATGGTACGATTGCTAGTGAATCCTGGGTGGATGATGATGTGACTCCGCAAATTTTTAAGAATGAACTCATGAGTGGCACCGGGCCATTAACCTTATGGATTAATTCACCGGGTGGAGATGTCTTTGCGGCAGCTCAAATCTACAATATGTTAATGGACTACAAGGATAACGTGACCGTCAATATTGATGGCATTGCAGCTTCGGCAGCCAGTGTTATTGCTATGGCGGGAACCACCGTCAATATGAGTCCGGTAGCTATGATGATGATTCACAATCCGATGACGGTCGCAATTGGTGACTCTAAAGAAATGGAGAAAGCCATTGCTATGTTATCAGAAGTCAAAGAGTCCATTCTCAATGCTTATGAAATTAAGACTAGTTTATCTCGAGTACAGCTATCCCACTTGATGGATGCTGAGTCTTGGTTTAATGCCAAGAAGGCTCTTGAACTTGGATTTGCGGATTCTATTTTGTATGAGCCTGCACCTCATGAATATGGGACGGTTCAAAGTATGATGTTTAGTCGAGCAGCGGTGACCAACCAGCTGCTTTTAAAATTGGCTGATAAAAAACCTCAGCCCAAAACACCAGTTTCTCAGTTAGAGAAACGGTTATCACTCTTGAAATAAGAAAGGAATAACCATGAGTAAAATTTTACAATTGCGGGAAAAACGAGCACAGGTATGGGAGAAAGCAAAAAGCTTTCTGGATACCTGTCGGGATGATAAGGGGCTGGTTTCTGTAGAAGATACGGCCCGTTATGAAGAAATGGAAGATGAGGTTGTTCGCCTTGGTAAAGAGATTGAACGCTTGGAGCGGCAGGAAGCACTGGATAAGGAATTAGCCAGTCCGGTTAGTCAAGCCATTGTTGCCAGTCCAACCGTAGGCGGAGGAAATCCAAAAGGAGGGCGATCCTCTAAAGCCTACAACACAGCTTTTTGGAACAATATCCGTAAGAAGAACTTTTATGATATCGAAAATACCCTCAGTATTGGGGATGACTCACGTGGCGGTTACTTGGTCCCAGATGAGTATGAGAAACGCCTGATCCAGGCTCTTCAAGAAGAAAACTTTATGCGGAGTATCGCAACAGTCATTCAGACTTCAAGCGGGGAACGGAAGATTCCAGTTGTGTCAGGGAACGGTGAAGCCACTTGGATGGATGAGAACTCTAAGTTCAAGGAATCAGAAGATACCTTTAGTCAAGTAACGCTTGGTTCCCATAAGGTTGGAACAGCCATTAAGATTTCTGATGAGCTGCTCTATGATTCCGTCTTTGATTTGGAAAGCTATATGGCTAATGAATTTGCTCGTCGTATTGGTGTGAAGGAAGAAGAAGCTTTTCTGATTGGTGATGGAACAGGTAAACCAACCGGAATTTTTCAAACGGTCACTGAAGGGGCGACTAGTAGCGGAGCGACAATTACCTTTGACGATGTTATGGATTTGTATCACTCGCTTAAATCACCTTATCGGAAAAATGCAGTATGGATTTTGAACGACTCCACCGTAAAAGCTTTAAGGAAACTCAAGGACAATAATGGCAACTATATCTGGCAGCTATCTGTTCAAGCTGGTGTTCCCGATATGATTCTGAATCGTCCTTATTTCACCTCTAGCTTTGTGCCAACCATTGATACAGGTAAAAAAGTACTGGCTTTCGGTGACTTTTCTTACTACTGGATTGCGGACCGTCAAGGACGTTCCTTTAAGCGTCTGAATGAGCTCTATGCAGAAAGCGGTCAAGTTGGCTTTCTTGCTAGTCAGCGCGTGGACGGCAAGTTGATTCTGAATGAAGCGGTTAAAGTCTTGACCATGAAATGAGGCTTCTCATGAAGATTAGTTTGGAGGAAGCAAAGAACTATCTGAGAGTCGAACACTCAGAGGATAATCAGTTGATTCAAGTCATGATTTCTGCCAGTGAAGAGCTGTGTTCCAGTATCCTACGAAAGAATCTGGAGGAAGTGACGGAAGAGAAAGAAGTTGACTTCCTTCAGACGATTGTTTTGTTTGGGACAGCTTATCTTTACGAGCACCGAGAAGAAGGAGGGCAGGAAAGCCTAGTAGAACTCCTCAAGGCTCTTCTTTCTGCTCACAGAAGGGATGTGTTCTGATGAAGATAGCTCCATTAAGCAAACGGGTTTTCTTTGAAAAACGAGTCATTGTGCAAGATGCTATTGGAAATGAAAGAAGTCAGTGGCACCCATTGTTTTCTAGGTGGTGTTCCTGCAAGGTGCTTCTTGAAACGGAAGGCACTACAACAGTAATGGTCAAGAATATTCATCAGTTACGCTTTACACTGCGCTACGACTCTTCCATTCGAGAGTTGGATAGTAAAACCACTCGTCTTCGCTTTGAGGATAAGTTTTATAATATCAAGGCCATTGATTCGTTGACTTATCCTCAGAAGATAATCCTGATAGATGCGACAGAGGAGGTACAATATGGTAACAATTGACCCGTCTGACCTAGCTCTAGCTGTTCAAAAGGAGTTAGAGGATTATGTGGAAAGGTCTACTGAAACTGTGAAAGCAGTGGTGGAAGACAGCACAAAGGAAGCCGTTAATGAGTTAAAGCAACATTCTCCAAAAAAACGGGGAAAATATGCACGAGGCTGGACCTCTACTGCGACTAAAGAAACGAATCTAGCTTTGACAAAAACGATTTATAATCGAACACCAGGACTGACACATCTCCTTGAAAATGGTCATGCCAAACGAGGCGGTGGCAGGGTTGAAGGAATTCGGCATATTGCTCCTCTTGAAGAAAAGATGATTCGCCAATTTGAAGAGCGCTTGAAGGAGAAGTTATGAAGAAAGATGAGTGGTTTCCATTTTTAAGCAGTCTAGGTTTGCCCTGTGCCTATCATCATTTTGAGGAGGGGCATAGTCC